TGGGCTGCCGCTTGCGCGGCGAGAGGGGACTGCATCACGGGAGTACGCGGAAACGTGTATTTCCAGGTTCCAAAGAACGCAAAGACAATGCGTAGTTGCGCGAAAGAACCCAGCCTAAACGCTTTTTATCAACGTGCTTATGGAGAAATCCTTGCACGGCGACTCGAGCGGGCCGGTTATTCGTTCGCGCATGCGAAAGAGATCCACGTGCAGGTTGCACGGTTAGCCAGTATAACTGGCCTCTTCGCTACTTTGGATCTGCGGTCAGCGAGCGACACCGTTTGCTCAGCCCTGGTCAGGGCTGCGTTCCCTCCTGCGTGGTACGAAGCTCTCGATTCACTGAGAGCCCACTACACCAGGATCGATAGGCCTATTGTCGAACAACAACAATGGCATCGACTGGAGAAGTTTTCCTCCATGGGAAACGGTTTTACTTTTGAGGTCGAGATGACGCTTTTTACAGCGATCATCTTAACAGAGTGCCCCGGGTTACAACCTGGTCGTACAATGTGGGTGTGGGGGGACGACATCATTGTCCCGACACACTTGGCCGAACGAGTGAAGAGTGCTTTAACGTTCTGCGGCTTTACCATCAACACTGAGAAATCTTTTGTTGATGGCCCGTTTCGCGAATCATGCGGTGGGGACTTCTGGGAGGGTGAGGCCGTCAGGCCCTATTATCTTAAGGAGATCCCCGATGAACCGCAGAAATACATCGCGACAGCTAACGGCATCAGGTTTATCATGCAGACTGATCCAAGGCCTACTGGACTTGGCTCTGATTTGCGTCGTACTTGGTTCCGTGTGTTGGACCATATACCAGCTCATATACGGGCTTGTAGAGGTCCTGAGGCACTGGGTGACCTAGTCATTCACGACTCAGAGGAACGTTGGAAGACTCGCTCGCGCAGCAGTATTAGGTATGTCCAAGTCTATCGTCCCGTCAAGTTTCCGACGGTATCTTTCGATAGATTTGACCCAGACATCCAATATGGCGCTGCATTATACGGTGTACGCCTTAGCTCCGTAGGAACTCCTCAGACGAGGAGTGGAGCAGCCTCGACCTACCCACGGTGGTACTACTTACCGGGCGTGGATCGAAGGACGGCCCCCTTGCGGGGAGACCCGTTGGCGTACAAAGTAGGTTGGACACCCTACTCGTGAGAGTATAGGTGTTAGCGACTCAGCATAACCAAGTCGCTGGTCTTTCTCGGTCCCAGGACAAAGACCGAGAGTAAGAGGAGGTGTCTTTGACACATAACACGGAATCGGG